AAAGTCTCCGAAGGTTATAGCCGTCCAAAACTCTTTGTAAAAACCTACAACGTCTGCTCTATTATTCCATACTATTCTAGCCGGAACATATACTGGCGATACTACAAACAAGACCAACGCCTTTATTGCTAACTTTTGTTTCTCTGTAAATTTAAAACTCCAATCCTTACTCATCTTCTATCTCCTCCCACACATTTCCAATAGTAATATTGCAGAACGGTAGTAGTATTACTGTCCCTGCAAAAGGCATTACATCGTGTTCGCCGTCTCTCACTGTCCATACGGGACGGCTGTCAGTAAACTCAATGTCAAAACCTACTCCGTTTCTAGGCTCTATCGTCCATAACCTGTTCCAAAAATGATATGTCATATTCTCTCCTGTCTGTTTTCTTTCGTGCGGTCTTAGCTTTAGAAGACCTCGTGTATTTTTTAAACTTTTTCTTACGGGCAAATTGATTTCTACGCTCTTCTTTCCTGTCCATTACCACCAACCTAAGTTTTTAGCGTTGTTTAATATAATCATAAAGCAAGTAGCAATGTGTACAAGCCACCAGAAAGTTCGTATGTAAGCAACTGTATCTGCTTGCTTGTCTGTCTCACCTACTTTCTCACCGAGGGACTTAGCCCATATACGCCACCACTTTTTACTTTTCATATAATTCAATTAGTTTATTTAAATACCATTGTGATTTTTGCAGGTCTTCAAGAGGCTTGCCTTTGTACTCATAACGCCACAAATATTTTAAACAGTTTCCTCTGAGATAACCTCTAAACTGTTCAAAGTTCATGCACTCGTTGAGAGCATCGATACACTCAATACTGCCAGTCTTATAATGACTTGGACTATTTACAGCATCATCATTGCCCCAACAAGCTGAAAAATCTTCTGCATCTGCTGTCACTTCTGGGTCAGTACCTCTTGTGCTATCGTAAGTCCAATGTCCATTAAGTTTTTTCATGTACTCCTCAAACGTAGGCTCTCCTGTTGCGGGATTCTTCTTCCATACGTTACTCATTTTTAAAGTCCTCTCGGTTTTTAATATTAATCCAACTGTCTGGTATGCTATCTTCGCTGAACCACCTAAAGTTATTCTTGTCAGCCCACTCTGAGTGTGAGCGTCTTGTACCATCCTTACGCACCTTAGCTTGTGGCATAGGTGCGCTTGGATTAGCAAACAAGAACACTAGTTCAACATCGTCTGGTAAGGCTTTTGAAATCCAGATGTACTTACTATACTCTGCACTGTCCCAAAACCTGCCCTTTGCTTCAAGCAGAATCTTCTTGCCTTTAATAGTCTTAACAAAGTCTGGCTCGTATTTATGCTCGACTGTGTACTCTACCTTGTCAACGTGATGTTCCCACTTATCTAGAATACCTGAGTGTAGTTCATACTCCCAGTTAGAGTCATATCCTTTTACAAGATTCTTATCTACTGGTCGCTTAACTCTAGGTTTCCTGAAGCCCTTTCTTACTTTTTTCAAATGCTGCCTCCGTGCTACACTCTTCGCTGACGTATCTTCCAGTTAACATCTGCTAGTGTAAAGTCTTCAACTTGTTTATCAGGAAAGATAACCAACAACTGCTTTAGTTTTTTAACTACGTGCCTGATTCCAAACACACTGTTGTACTTAACACCTAGCCCCCACACATGTGTCTGCTGTGGGAGCATTGCATCAAGATTATTTAAGGTTACTTTCTCTGCCTCTTCGTCCGTTAGAAGAGACTTGACCCATTGAAGCTGTATTCCTGTTGCGTGTTTCTTTATTCTTTTGCTGAGTCTTCTATTCATAATACCTCTTCTACTTTTGGTTCTGCTACGACTTGCGTTAGATAAGCGTAGCCTGTAGAATATTTAAAAGTTCTAAGTCCTGCGCCATCGTTCGCATCCTTGTGACATTCGTGTTTATACTTACACCACGAACAACCTTTTGGTAATCTCATATTGCCTTTCTTACCATCAGGTAAAGGAGTATAGCATAGTTCTGGAGGCGTGTCAAGCTCTAAATTAGATTTAAGTGAATTAATTGTAGTATCTATATTAGGTTTATCTAAGTCATCAGGTACAAACATACACAACTCACCGCTCTCTTTGTTGATAACAAGGAAGCCACCTTCGTCTGTACCTTCTGCTTTCTCATAACCTGATAGCTGTCCGAGATAACCAAAGGGGTCATCAGCATTTAACGTGCCATTCTGAAACTTCTGGAATGCAAATCTAGATGCAGACTTAACATCTACTACTTGTCCATTAATCTTACAGTCCATGTGTCCTACAATGCCGTTGACGGTAACTTCTTTCTGCTCATCAGTAACATCATGTCCTGCCATTCGTACTAACATAAGTACAAGCTCTTCAAGCACATGACCATACAAGAACTTAATCTGTGTAGAACCATTGATGTTTCCTCTAGTGTTTTCATCACGCTTCTCAAACCAAAGCTGACGTTGCGGCTTACCTACATTAGACATACGCAGAGTAAAGTCAGTATCTCTTTTACGTGGTGTAGCCCAATGCATGATAGCTTCTTTCATCGAAGCCATTGTTTCATCAAGCGCCTCCTCCGTTAATGGAAGAGGCTCACCTGCTGAAAGGTCTTCTAATAGTTTATATATGTCAGGTACTAAAGTACTAAGCTGCTTCTGGCTCATCTTCTAACTCCTTGAATGCTTTGATTACATCAGATGAAAAGAGCTTCTGCAAGTTAAGCAGATACATCTGGCTTGCACGGTTGTCACCGCCTGATACTGTTTTAAAACTATCTAGTCTCTTAACAATCTTCTTAAGGGTATTAGTATTAAACACAAGAGTACAGTACTCATCGTCACCAATACATAAGTTATGGAACCAGTAGTCCGATTCAGTTGCGTCTATACCTGACGGCTTACCCCAAGACTTATACTCAATACAAATGTTACCAGTCTTTTGCCATAGGTCACGCTCTGATTTAACTTCTATCTTTTTATTGGTGAGCATATCTGCAATCTTATCTTCACGCACTTCACCATACTGTAAGTCAATGTCGAATTTTTTTCTGTCTGCTTTAGTGGGTTTCATGCCAACCATCTCCGATGTTGTAGTCCCCGTCAAGAGGACAGTTTAAGTTTAAGTTTTTACCTGCTTGTATTATTGCTTGTTTGCCTGCTTTACCTACAGCATCAGCATCTTCTACGCTACATTCAATCTGCCATTCATCGTGTACATTTGCTACTATCTTAGCATCAAGATTTTTCAAGAAGATTAGATGGTCCAATATGACTAAGGCTTCTTTCATAACTATAGCACCTGCCGACTGTAGTAATGTGTTGAGTGCGGCATGTTCACTGCGGATAGAAAGCTTACGTCCATCTAAACCTTTTAGAAATCCTTTCTTGCTTTCTCTTTGAACTCGTTGCATAAGATGTTTAAATGATGGTAGACTATCAAGAAACTGTCTTCGCAATTGTTTACCGACTGCCTTACCTCGCTTAGCCACTGAGCCAAGCTTTGCATCTCCTGCTCCGTATAGAAGTGCATAGATGAATGTTTTTGCCTGATTTCTTGATTCAAGTCCTGCAAGTTTTTGGTTAGCTGTATGAATGTCTCCGTTGAGTATTTCATTTGTATAGTCCTCATCGTTCATGTAGTGAGCAAGCATTCTTAGTTCTAGTCCAGAAGCATCAATGCCTACGAGTTTATTGCCTGACTTAACTGTCCAACATGCTCTACACTCCGCACCATAAGGTGAGTTAGTGCTAGGTACTTGGGCTGTGTTAGGATGGCTGTGTGTCATTCTTCCTGTTACTGCACCGTTAGGATTTACATAGCCTCTAACTCTGCCGTCAGGTTCTACTGCTTTAATCCAACTGTTTACTTGAGCCAATCGCTTCTGAAGCATTAAGTACTTAGCAATCAGCTGTGCTTCAGGTATATCTTTTACTTTAGATAGTGTGCCTTCATCAACAATAGGCTGACCGGTAGGTGTAAAGTTCTTAGGCTTCCAACCTGCTTCGATTAAGTACTCGCCTATTTGTTTACGAGAGCCTAGATTAAAATCTGTATAGGTGTCTCTCTTGTAAGGCTTACTGTCTTGCTCCATCTTAGTCCACTCTTCGTCTGTAAGACGTACACCTTTATCGTGTTGGTCTTTAGCAGTCTTAGAAAGTCTACCTGTTTTTGTGTACTGCGGCTTTAGAATCTGTGTAGTAACACGAGGCTTGAAAGTCTCATGCACTTCTGACTCAGTAGCTGCAAGCTTCTCGCTGAACATTGCTACAAGCAACATAGCTTTCTGCATATCAAACTCAAAGCCATTAGTCTTTTGGTCTTCTATAATCTTAGCTACATCATGCTCAAGTCTTACTGACTGTGGTGTAAAGCCACGGCTTTCAATTCGTAAAGTCTCATATACTTTTGTGTTTAACTCTACGTCACGCTTACAGTACTCAAGCATCTCTGGGCAGTAAGCGTCCCAAGCATCTTCGTTCTCACCGTAGTCACCTTTGTTGTAACTGAGGCGGTAGCCCCAAGACTCTAAGCCATGACCACCCTCACGAGTTGGCTTAAACAATCTGGATAAAACTAAAGTATCTACTATCTTCTTATCGCTTAGGTCAACATTGGCAACCTTCTTGATTGCAGGTATATCATATCCAATAATGTTATGACCAATTAGTTTTGTAGCAGACTTAAGAAACAAGTAGCCTGCTTCGAGTTGTGTATTGTCGAACGTAAACACATCCTTAGTGTCTACGTCCTGTGCTACAATACAGAATATCTTACTGGGGTTAAGGCCGTCAGCCTCAATATCGAACACTATGTTCATAGTTCATCTCCATCAAATGCGCTATAGTTATCATCGTCTGCTATCTCGGATAGTCTACCTGTGTCTGAGTCATACATTAAGCTACAAGCAACACCAACGTCACCAGTATATCTAGACTTGAGTACACGCACCTTTGTGGTGGATGCCTCTATGTCATCGTCTGACTGTTGATTGCGCTCAAGAGATATGACTGCATCACTAAGCTGAGCAATAGACTGACTGCCACGTAAGTGTGATAGTCCTGTTTCGATACCATTCTCATGTCCACGATTACCGTCAACCCTGCGGAGATGTGAGACTAGTATCATACCAACACCTGTCTCTTCTACAAGAGAGCGTAGTCGGTGCATGATGCTGTCAATAGCTTTACGCTCATCGCCATCTAGTGCTTGAAGTACAAGCATGTGAAGATGGTCAACAACAACCCACTTACAGTCTAAGCCTACAATCAAGTAGCGTAGCTTGCTGAATATATCTTCTAGGTGATTGACACCAAGATGGGCATGAATCCAAACACGACCATCGTTCTCACCCATAAATACTTTACGGTAAATATCTAGCAACTCTTCATCACCTGTGTCTTCTTTGACACTGTTTAGATGTAGTTTAGCATTAGCTTCGATAGACATAATACCTTCAGCAGTCCTAGCCCAGTTTTCTTCAAGAGCTACAATACCTACGTTGTCTTCGGTGTGGTTGATAAGCCAGTGTTCAATCTCTCTAGTAACACTAGACTTACCTAGACCAGTACCGCCAGTAAGAGTTACTAACTCCCCTGCTCTCATACCTTCTAGCTTAGAGTTAAGACCGTTCCACGGATAAGGTATAGAGTCTTTCTTCTCAGTCTGTAACTTGCGATAAGCATCTAGCTGATTAGATAGATTAAGAATGCCTGACGGCGTATATGTCTTGGCATCCCAGAACGCATTGACAAATGCCGTATGCTTGTGTTCTCTGAGCATATCATTAGGGTCTTTGAAACCCTCTGGCAGTGTCATAAGCTTAGCTTTGTTTGGCGTGAGCAGCTTGGCAATAGCCTTAGCCCCCTGCTTACCAACGTCATCTGAATCAAAACATATAACTACTGTGTCAAACGATTCAAGAAACTCTAAGCTATTCTTAACGTCACGAGCACCTCCTTGTGCTCCCGACTTTATGGATACTACAGGCCACTTACTTCCGAGTAGTTCGTATGCCGCCATTGCGTCACACTCTCCCTCTACGATTGTAATAAACTTTCCGCCTGCTTTAAACAACTGCTCTCCGAACAGTCCTGTTTCTTTGGAGTTACCTTGCCATATAAACTGCTTGTCCTGCTTACGAATCTTGGTAGCTGTAAGCTCGCTGTTACTATAGTAAGGGTAGTGATGACTAGTGATAGTGCCACCAACCGTGATAGTAGATTTAACGCCATACTTTTTGGCTGTTTCTAAACTAATACCACGGTCTTTCAGTGTATTAAAACTAGCACCACTGCTTGCTCCGCTTGGTTGATACTCTATAAAGTCCGTTATAGTATCTTGTTGTACTTCCGCTGTACCATATTGTTTAAAATAAGTATTGCAACTAAAGCAATACGCTGACCCATCATCGTTCTGTGATACTGGGTCGCTACCTCCGCACTCAGGGCACGGTAGGTTGTGTTTAACAAATGGCATGAACACCTCTTAGTTGGTTTAGGTTACTTCATCCGTGTCTTCTACGATTGCATCTTCCGTGAGTTCATCTTCAAATAGAGCTTTGATGTGTGTAGCTCCTGCTTGAACTACCTGAATATGTTTATTAAACTCTTGAATTTTCAGTACGCTATGTTGAATGAGTTGGAACAATCCTTGTCCCTGCTCACCTAGTAATGATACATCATAGCATGTACCGTCATCAGTTTTATATTTGTACTCCATTATAGTTCGTCCTCCATACCCTCTTCGACATCGAACTCAGAGCCATCCACTGTACCTACAGATACTAAATCTAATACCTGCATAGCTTGGAAGTCTAAACCCTTAAAGGTTTTACCTTTCCATACTGACTCCCACTCTTTATACTGAACCTTAACTGCTGAGCCATTACCTACACGCTCATCCATTGGATTCTTCTGAGAGTCTACAAGCTTAGGCGCTGAACGTACCATGCCGTTCGGTCCGTTAACTTTACGTTTAATTACAATTGCAGTTCCTTCGTCCATGTCTTTGGTTTGAAATCCACGAGACTGAAAG